TGTGCTGAAACTATACTATATGCTGATAAAGATGAGGTTGGTCAATGTGCTTTAGGTTCTATACCATTAAAAACTTGTACTAACATTAGACTTGCGGCTAAAACATTATCATATGCAATTAATAAAGTTATTGATACGAATGTTTACTCTACAGAAAGAGCTGAAAGAGGTGGTTTAGGGCAAAGAACTATCGGTATTGGTGTTGCTGGGTTAGCGGAGTACTTATACTCAAGAGGATTAAATTTTGAGTGTGAAGAAGGTAAGGAAGCGTTTAAACATGTTATGAGAGAAATTTACTTGGGTGCCGTTGAAGGTTCACAAGATTATTACGAGGTACATAATGTAACTTTCAGGGATTATAATAATTCATTATATGCTAAAGGTGTGTTTAACCCACAGAAATGGGGAATTCATGAATCTGAAATTGATATGAGTAGACCAGTTTCAAATAGTTTATTTACAGCATTAATGCCAACAGCATCATCATCTAACCTTTTAAGTTGTACGGAAATGTTTGAAGTCCCAACTGGAATGGTGTATAGAAGAAAATTAGATAAAGGTGAATTCATAGTAGTTCAGCGTAATTTAGTTGAGGATTTAGAAGAATTAGGTCTTTGGAATGATGTTATGGCTGAGAAAATAGTCACAGCTGGTGGTACAATTCAAGGGATTTATGAAATCCCAGAAAAATATAGAGATAAATATAAAACAGCTTTTGAAGTATCTCAAAAAGAGAGAATAACTATGATTAATAGAGCATTCCCTTATATTGACCAATCAACTTCATTGAATTTATATTACCCTGATGGTGATTTCACTAAAATGTCTTCAGCTTTAATATATGGTTGGACAATTGGTAATAAAACTGGTTCTTATTATACAAGAATTAAGAAAAAAGATGCTGAAACAACAGCAGATTTGTTTAAGAGAAAAGAAGTTATAGCACCGAGTAAACCAGATGATTCAGAATTTGACTGTTTTGGTTGTTCAGCATAACATACTACTTATTACTTCATGTTAAGATTAAGAGGTTGAGCATTCGTGCTTATACCTCTTTTTTTTGTTCAAAACTTTACTTTAAGATATTTATTATTAAATAATAACATGGCTAATAAGAGTATTAACATAAATTTCCCATTTAGAGATAGCCCTAAAGGTTTTTTCTTAGATTTAAATACGGTTGATAGTAAAGCAATAAAAGCTGACTTATTACACTTAATTTTAACCAATAAAGGTGAACGTTTATATTTACCAGATTTTGGTACGAACCTTAGAAAATACTTATTTGACCCTTATGATGGGATTACAGAAAATGAGATAAAAAGTGAAATATCCGATGCTATTAAAAAATATATTCCAAATTTAAAGGTAAATTCGATTACTTTTGATGAGGCACCTCAAAGTCAATACGGTGTAGTTGTTAGATTAGACTATACTATCACTGAAGATGTCTTCGAAACTAAAGATTTTATAATAATAAACCTTTAAACTTTATTTTCCTAACTTTTTTATTATCTTATATTTATAATAAAAAGATTTATACAATGGGAAAAGGTATTGCATATTCAAGTAGAAACTTTGCTGATGTAAGAACGGAACTAATAGATTTCGTAAAACAATATTATCCAGATATCTTATCGGATTTTAACGATGCCTCTATTGGTATGTTATTAATTGAGTTAAATGCTGCGGTAAGTGATATGCTTTCGGTAAACACCGATAGAATGTTTCAAGAAACGCAAATTGACTACGCTCAACAAAGAAGTTCTATATTATCAATGGCTAGGACATTTGGACTTAAAATACCAGCTAAAAGACCTTCAATTAGTATTGTAGACTTTTCAGTTACAGTGCCAGTTTTTGGTGACTCATTCGATGTTCGATACGCTCCAATTATTAGAGTTGGTGCACAAGTAGGTGGCGGTGGAAAGGTTTTTGAAACAGTAGATGACGTTGACTTCTCTAGTCCATTTACAACTGGAGGTTTACCTAATAGACTTATAATACCAAATTTAGACAGCAATAATAATATAATCAATTATACTTTAACTAAAAGGGAAATCGTTTTAAACGGTGTAACTAAAACATTTAAAAAAACAATATCATCCGCTGATGTAATTCCATTTTATGAAATAGTGTTACCAGATAATGATGTTCTATCTATTAGTTCAATCATTACTAAAAATGGTACTAATTATACAACTGAACCAACTATCGATGAATTTCTTAATTTTGATAATAGATGGTTTGAAGTTGACGCTTTAGCTGAAGATACAAAATTTATTGAAGATGTTAACGCAGTTTCAGATAATTCAGGTGTAAACCCAGGTAAATGGGTTAGAATATCAAGGAAGTTTATTAAAGAATATACTGATAATGGGTTTATTAAACTAATTTTTGGTGGTGGAACTAACGATGTAACTTCATTAGAAGAATTTAACGTTGATAATTCATTAACTGATAGAATTGGTGATTTTATAAATAACCTATCTTTAGGGGAAACACTTAAATCTAATACAACCCTATTCATACAATATAGAGTTGGTGGTGGTGCTAACACAAATTTAGGTTCTAACACTATTAATACAACTAGTTTGATTAATATGTTTGTTAATGGCCCTGTTGACTCAAATAATAAATCAGTTAGACAATCACTGGCGGTAAATAACCCAGTACCAGCTTTAGGTGGTAGGGATGAACCTTCAATAGAAGAAGTTAGAAATTTAGTGAGGTATAATTTTGCATCACAAAATAGGGCTGTTACAATTAAAGATTATCAAGCTAGAATTAGTCTAATGCCAGGTGAATTTGGGGTTCCATTTAGAAGTGGTGTGTTTGAAGAACAAAATAAAATATTGATTTATATATTAGGGTTAGACTCTAATAGTAGGTTAACTAACTCATCAACAAGTACATTAAAAACTAATATATCTAATTATTTAGCTGATTATAGAATGTTAAATGATTACGTGGTAATTGCTGATGGTCAAATAGTAAATTTAGCTTTTGAATTTGATTTGTTGGTGGAAAAAGATTACCCACAATCTCAAATTATATCTAATGTGATATCAAGAGTTAAAGAATTCGTAGACATTAATAAGCGTCATATGGGTGAAAATATATATTTGGGTCAATTAATAGAAAATGTAAATAATGTTGGTGGTGTAACTAACGTAATTGATATTAGAGTTTTTAATAAAGTCGGTGAAGGTAAATATTCGATGAATGAGGTTGAACAACCTTATGAAGATGAAGCAACAAAACAAATTAGAATTTCAGATGAATATACTTTATTCGGAAATCCTAAGAGTATGTTTGAAGTTCGTTTCCCAGAGAAGGACATCACTGTTAGAGTAAAATAAAAAATATGGGTTGTGGATGTAAAGGTGATAAAAAATCACCAAATTTAGTAAACGAAGAAACTGGTGAATTAAACATAAAAGGTAAATTACTTAAAATACCTATGGCATTCGCTTTGACTTTATTAATGATTATTTTATCACCATTTTTGGTGGTATTAGTGTGGTGGATAGCAATCAAATCAATCTTTGGTAGCGATTCAGATATAGTTAATTTAGTTTTAAGTAACTTTAAGAAAAAAATGGTCGTTGATAAAAATAATGAACCAAATATAGAAGAACTTGATTTTAATGAAGACGATTATGAAATCGTAGGTGTAGATATAATAAAATAATGTCAAATAATATAAGAATACGTACTAACCCTAACGGTGGTGATACCCATTTAAAAGTTCAATTAAATCAAGATTTTGATTTTCTTGAAATTTTATCTTTAAAGATATCGCAAGAGGATGTATATCGTAGTTTTTATTCAGATTATGGTGTTGTCGTTGGTAGAGTTATAATGAATAGTGGTGTTGGAGTTCCCAACGCTAGGATTTCTGTTTTCATACCCTTAACTGATGAAGATGCTGAAAACTCTGAACTTAAAAGTATTTACCCATACCAAGATTTACAAGATTTAAACTCAGATGGTGTAAGGTATAATACATTACCTAAAGATGCCCAAGGTGTGTGTCATGCACCAATAGGTACTTTCCCAACCAAAAGAGAGTTAGTGGATAACGAATCTCTTTTAGAAGTTTTTGAAAAATACTATAAATATACAACAACTACAAACGGTGCTGGTGATTTTATGTTATTTGGTGTGCCAGTTGGTAATCACACATTAAACATTGACGTTGATTTATCTGACATTGGTATTTTCTCACAAAGACCGTATGATTTTATAGAACAAGGTAATCCAAAAAAATTATTTGAATCTCCAACTAAATTTAAAACCAACACAAATCTAAATAATCTTACACAAGTAAAAAATAGACAAGTTGGTGTTAATGTCATCCCATTTTGGGGTGAGAATAACGCTAGTGAAGTAGGTATATCTAGAATTGATGTTGATTTAAATTATAATATAACACCCAATGCAATTTTCATTGGCTCAATATTCGGTGATAACGAAAAAAATAGTGTAAATAAAAACTGTAGACCTAGAAAAAAAATGGGTAAAGTTTGTGAGATGGGAGAAGGTGAGGGTTCTATTCAAATGCTAAGAAAAACTTTATATGGGGGAAATGAAAGGTATGATGTTGAAGGTGGTAGAGTTATAACTGATAAAGGAACTTGGGCTTATCAAATACCAATGAATTTAGATTACGTCGTTACAGATGAATTTGGTAACCTAAGCCCTACGGATGACCCAACTAAGGGGATACCAACTAGAACTAATGTTAGGTTTAAAGTAAATTTAGACCAAACTGGTGGTGAAAGTAGATTAAGGAGTAGAGCCAATTATCTAATACCACATAATCCAGAAAATAATAGTGAAGTTGATTATAGTTTTGATGAAAGT